CAGTGCGTTGATCCGCTCAAGCTCGGCCCCGAGGCCTTCGAACTGACCAGTCGCAGCAGCAATGGCCGCACTCATGGCCTGCGCCATTTCCAATTCGGCGAGGTCCCGCATGACCAGGTACAGAGCGCGCGCTGCCTCTGCATTGGCACCAAACTTGGTCGTCAGATCCTCGACAGACAGATTGGTGCCGTCGATGGCCGACTTGTAGGCGCTGAATGCGCTGTTCAGGTCGGAGACTGCATCCTCGGCTGCTTTGGCGCTATTTCCCATGGATAGGAACAACGGCAGGACCGCAGCCCCAACAGCGACGATTGTGCCAAGACCAGCACCCAGCAGTGCCAGCTTCCCTGAGACACCAAGCGCACCTGCAAGCTGGGGGAACTGCTGTGTGAATGCTGTCAGAGCGGACTGTCCCGAAGCGACCTGCACAGCAAAGTCTTGGAGCTGGAAGGACGCATTGGTGATCTGTGGTGTAAACCGTGCAAGTCCAGCAGATGCGCCTGCAACAGCAGGGGTCAGCCCCAGGTAACGGGTCTGCGCCAACTGCAAGACCCGAGCGTGCTCGCCTTCGGTGATGATCTTTGCGCGAAGCGCGGTGTTGGCGGTCTCAACTGCTGCCTCATATCGCTTTGATGAAGCATAGACCGGGTCCAGAGCATTCCGCAGAGCTTCGTAGTTCCCCGTGGCCTGCGCAACCGCGGCTGCCTGCTCACGCTGAGCTTGCTCAGCCGTTTCCGCTGCCGTCGCGACGCCCAGATATCGGCTCCGAGCAATTTCTAAAACGGCATTGGCTGCCTGCTGCGAAGCGCTGCCGTCGATGACCATCCGAGCAAGGTCACCCTGAACCACCGCAAAACGCTGGCTTGCGGCATAGGCAGGATCGATCTGTCGACGCAGATCATCGAACGTCCGTGCTCCCTTGGAAACCTCTTGAGCAGAACGGCCCATTGACTGAGAAACCGCTCGCTCCAGCGACTTCATAGTCGCATCGAGACCACCCATGACACCGGAAATCCGTGCCATTGCCTGCTCAATGCTCTTGGCACTGACCTTGAGAGTGTCTTCAACCTTGCCACCAGTCCGCGCAAAACTGTCCATTGCAGTCTCGCCTTGCGCGAGACTGGAGGAGTCCACGACTAGGGAAAGGCGAGCGGTTTCGTTCATGGGATTGTCCTTGGCGCACGTACGAAAGCCCCGCAGCATGGTGCAGGGCGAATGGAGGATTGAAGTAAAGCTAGCAACGATCGCCACTATGGGGCTGCTTGCGGCAGCCAGCGGCGCGACGGCACAGGACACTGCCACAGAGGAAATGAGGCAGCGCATAGTCGAGCAGAGGCTCTATGAAGCCTGCGTCCGGCTTTATGCTCAGGACCGTGATGGGACTATCGTTATGCCAACATGCTACGAAGCTTTCATCAGGTTTGGCCTGCCTGATTAACAGGTCAAACCCACCACGATCCTGCCAGCGGCGGATCCCGCAACGAGTCCTCCGCCTCGGCCTGCTCGGCCGCATAGCCATTGCACATCGCGTGCAGTGCCTCCGCCTCCCACGGTTCGTTGATCGCCCGTGTCAGGCGCGCGAAGGCGTCCAGCTCGGTCCAGTCCACGCCACGGGTGCCGTTGACGTCCGCTCGGACCGGGCCGAGCTTCCACATGGCGTCGATCAGGTATGCTCCCGCCGCGACGGGGGGCATCTCGACGGCACGGCCCTTCTTGCGGGCGTACTGCAGCCGCGTCTCCTTCCAGCTCTTTGGCGTCCCGTGAAGGAATGCCAACTGCCGGGCGTAGAGGACTAGGGCTTCGTGGACGCCGCCAAAAAATCGGCATCATCCTGGGCAAAGTCCAGGATCTGCTGCGCGAAGCTCGGCTTGGTCCAGTTCTCGACGTCCTTCTCGCGCATCAGGTGCGCCATGCTGATGAAGTTCAGGTCCAGCAGCGCCGGCGCATCCTCGAAAGTCAGGTCGCGTGCCTTGCCGTCCTCGCCGGCGGTCTGCATGTTGCCGAAGCCCACGATCAGGCGCAGCGCGGCCTTCACGGTGGCCTCGTGCATGTCCTGTGCGGTGTTCGTGTCGACCTGCGTGCCGGTCTTGGCGGCGGCCTTGGCCTTCTTTGCCCGTTCCATCTCGTCGCGGCGCAGCTCGGCCTGCACGGCGCGGCTGGATGCGCCCTTGACCATGACGATGCAGGGCTTGCCATTGTTCTCGATCACTTCGCCGGTGGCTTGATCGCGCAGCTCCAGCGGGCGTGCGGTCTCGGCCGCGCCGCGCGCGTCGTATTGCTTCAGAAAATCCATGGTGTGTCCTTTGCATGGGGTGTGTGAGGTGATGGGGCGGCGGGCCACACCCGAAGCCGCCGCCCCTTACCGATCAGCCGAGGCCGACCGGATCAGCCGACGCGGACCGTCCCGGAGTTGACGCGGAACTCGCCGCTCAGACCCTTCATGGTCGACGCGTTGCGGGCTCGGTCGCGCAGGTTAGCGACCTTGCCGTGGTAGTAGATGATCTGGCCGTCGGGATCGGTGATCCGGACCGAGACCTCGTCGTTGGTGTTGTTGGCGGTACGCAGGATCGTCTGCCCGGCATCGGGGCCGTCGATCAGGAAGGTGAAGGGGATCGACCCGCCATCCAAGGCGCCGTTGGCGTGATAGGTCCGGCCTTCCAGGGTGGTCTCGGTCACGTCCTCGGACTGGTCGCCCGTCTCGCCCCACTCGGTGATCTTGCCGACCGTGGTGAAGCTCCTGCCGGCGAAGCCTGCCGCGTCGACGGTTGCGGGAATGCCCGCAGATACGGCGACAAGAGCGCCGATATAGGTGATGAGTGCCATGATCAGGCGTCCTTCTTGGGTTCAGCGGGCGCGGCGGCCCGTTCGGTGGGGGAGAGCGGGATCTGCGGGGACGGCTTGCGGTCCGGCGCATCGATCACCGACGTGGCGGCCTCAGCGGCCTCCTCGATCGGGTCGGGGTCGTACTCGACGGCGATCATCTTGGCCGCGACCATGGTGGTGATGGTGCGGACATTGTCCGCGCTGCGCAGGACTGCGTTCGTAGTCTCGAGGCGGTCCAGCCGGGCCACGGTGTGGCCGGTCGGCAGGATCACGGCCTCGCGGGTGTTGTTGGTGATGCTCGCCATGATCAGCTCCCCAGAAGCACGGCGACGAGGCCGGTGCCGGTCACGTTGATGGCGCCCTGCAGGTAGGCCGAGATGGTGTCGAGCGGGACGGCCACGACGCCGCCAGCCGGGATCGCACCGACCGCGAAGCCCGCCGCGACGGAGATGTTCGGGGCACCGGGGTAGCTGACGGTGGTGCCGTCCGCTCCGTCGATGACGGATGAAACCGCGCCCGCCGTAGGGTTGCGCAGGATCAGCACCTGGCCGGTGCCGGGCTCGTAGGTCAGCACGTTCGTTGCGGTCAGGGTGACCTCCGTCACGGGCCGCTGACCGGGGCCGCCCATGGACGTTTTGACAATAGTGGCCATGAGCGGCCCCTTTCGCTGGTTGGGCCCTTGTCAGGGCGGTTGGTGAAGCTGGACAGGTGTGCCGCAGGCGGCCCGTGACGGGCTGTCAGGCGGCGAGGAACGAGATCACGACAGGCACCCGCCAATAGGCCCCGTCGGTCATGCCCTCGCGCGTGTGCGGGGGCTGGGTGATGGTGATCATCTGGCTCCCTGCCGCGAAGCGCGCGCCTGCGGGGAACAGCGCTGCGATGGCATCGGCATGGCGGTTGGCCGGGCGGGACGTGGAGCCCCTGGCGACCACCACCGTCGCGATCAGGCGGCCGACCATCTCCGGCGCCGTGGCGGCCAGCGTCTGGTCGGTGGTCGCGGCCTTCACCAGATCGCAGGAGACATAGGGCAGATTGCCCGGCGCCTTGGGATCGAAGTCCTCGTTGGGCCATGCCTTGGGCAAGGCGGTGAACCCTGCCAGGCGCTCCCGCAGCGCGGCCTCGATCGCTTCGACGCTCATTTCAGCCTCTCGACGTTGCGGGCCACGATCTGCTCCCACTGGGCGGCGGCGCCGTCGACCCAGTGCTTGCCTTCCTGGTTGAAGGTGCGGCCGAGGCTGTCTTCGCCCACGAACCCCTCGTGCTGGCGCATGGCGTGCGCCGCGGTCCATCCGATGCGGGCGATGTCGCCGGGCTGCATCTGGGTGACCAGCAGGGCGATGTTGGCCGATGAGTTGGCCCCGCTCGTATCGGCCGCATCGCTGGCTTGTCCGATCTGCGAGCCGTTGAGCTCGGTCACTACGCTGTTGATCAGGTGGCCGTCATCGACCGGCATCCGGCCCCCGTTGGCGATCGGGGTCTGCGCGATGTCCATGACGTCCTGGATGCTCTCCGACAGAACCGCCTGCATCTGGGCCTTTGTCTTATCGGCGAAGGCCGCGATCGAGGCGGCGAAGGATCGGTCTGCCATCTGATACCCCAATAAAAAAGGCCGCCCTGAGGCGGCCAGCGTCACTCGACCCAAGCCCAACTTCGTCGGTTCTTGATGGCGGAGACCTGTTGCGGTGAAATCTCGAACTCGGAAGCGATCGCCTTTCCGCACTCGCCAGCCGTCAAACGCTCTCGAATATCGCGAACGATCCGTGCATCGAGCTTGGCGGTGTTCACGTCCATGCCCCGGCGGCTCGTGCGTACTTCCATGACGACCTTCCTCTGGCTGGTGATGTTCGCAACCTTAGGGAGAAAACACATCGTCACCTAGTCTTTTAATAGGTCCGACTTGATCCGGTAGACTGCCAGGCAGCGGCACTGGATGACGTTGGCCGCCAGCCCTTTCGAGTTGCCGGGGCTGTGCTGCAGGTCGCCGGGGTACTGCATGAAGACGCCCGGGGCAGGGTTGAAGAACTCGCCTAGCCTGATCGTATCGTCGTGCAGATGGCGGTGACTGTCCCGCACCCGCCCGTCCAGAGTCGCCTGCCAGCGAATGCGCACCTGATCCTGCCGGACCGTGCCGCTCTCGACCAGCTGCAGGAAGCCCTCATGCCGCCCTGCGCGCAGGCCGATCAGCGCCTCGGTTCGCCCGATGGTGTCGCCCCGGTCCTTCAGCAGCTTGTTCTTGAGCTGTTTGCGGCTGATCGCGATGTCCGCGTCGCTCACAGCCTCCCCGGCGCGGTAGGCGCGCAGGATGCGCTGCTTCGTCGCCTCGTTGACGCTCTCCAGCGTCACGAAGGGCGGCTTGCCGTCGCGCGGAACGGTGACCAGGTCGCGGACACCCTCCGGTGTGGTCATGCCGTCCAGCACCTTGCGAAACACGCCCTGGCGGCGGCCGTCGAGGCCGATGAACCCGCCCTCGCGCTTGCCGGTGGACGGATCGACGCGGCCGACGATGGCACGGGCGGTGTCGCGCGGGTGCTGCCCCGCCTCTGCCGCCTCGCGGATGACGATGCGGGCCTGCTCTTTCTGCTCCTCGATCACCTCGGTGATGAGGCGCGACGACTGCTGCCTGATCCACCGCTCAGCGCGGTCGTGCCGCCCGTTGAAGCTGAAGACGAAGCTGCTGCCGTCGTAGGGATCGCGGATGCGCGTCTGCGCGAGGGCCATAGGGCCGCCCACCATGTAGGAACCGCGCTGTGCCTCGTAGAGCGGGCTGAAGAAGCCTTGCTCCAGCCGCAGCGCCTCGATGGCACCCTCAATGTCGCCATCCCGGATCATGTCCTCGACCTGCTTGAGGCGGATCGCGCTGGTGATCTGGTCAATGGCGGCGATAAAGGCGTCGCGGATCGCAGGCTCCAGCTTGTCCAGAGCATCCTGAATGTCAGCCGGCAGTCGCGCCATGTCAGGCCCTCAGGATCAGGTCGTAGTACAGCGCGACCCCGCCCGGTGCGAACGGCTCGCAGCGGACGATCGCATAGCTGGTGGTGCCGATGCGCAGGTGGTCGGCAGGCGTGGGCGTGGTGCCTTCCGCTGCCATCATCTCGCGCCGATCAGACGCCTGGATGGTGGTGCCGTTCACCAACCCTAATGCTAGCGTGTCGCCCAGCAGCCTGACCGGGATCAGCTGGTCCGGCCCGGCTTGCCGGTCGTGATCGGGGCCGGTCCAACTGACGCGCACAAGCCTGGCATCGTAGCCCACGTCACCGAGGGCGCCAGCCACCTCGGCTGCGATGGATTGCCAATCTTCCATGGCTCACGCCCTCATGAGAAACGACACACCACCCATGGCGGACCGCACCAGCCCTGCCAGAAGCCCGTCGATGATCGCCGAGCGCGGCATGTAGGCATCGGGCCCGGACGCACCCCTGACACGCTCCCAGGTCAGCTTTCCCGCGCCAACCAGCACTTTGTCGGTGGCCGGGGTCGAGACGGGCGACAGGACGCCGGGCGTGCGGGCCTCGATGACCGCAGCCTCGATGATGGCATACTTTACCGCCTCCGGGACCACGTCGTCCTCCCACTCCGACAGCCACCGGCTGTTGAAGCGCGCGGCGATGTAGCGTTGGCCACGGATCAGGTCCGCCGGGCCCGGTTGCGGTGTGACGCCTGCTGCGCTGGTGTATTCGGTGGCCTCGGCTACGGTGACGGCCGGGACGGTGTAGCTGAGCATGGCTGTACCCTGATACGTTGATTTCACTCGACTCGAATCAGCTTCTGGCGCGACCATCCCGTAGTCGGTCCAAAGGAGGCGAAATTGGCAAAAGACCCCAAGAACCATGGCAAACCATGGTCCAACGACGACGTTGGGAAGCTCAAAGAGCTGGCTAAGGGTAATACCCCGACGCGTGTAATCGGACTCAAGATGGGTCGGTCAGAAGACTCTGTTCGATCCAAATCATCGCAAGAAGGAATATCGTTGAAGCCAACTAATCAAAGTCCTTACGGGACGAAAAAGTAGGTTGGCAGCAAGGATAGCATCACTCCTCACGGTTGAAGTCGATCAAGC